TTAGTCTATAAATTGTAGTACTTTGTAATCAGCACGGCTCAGTGAGAGGAAATTGATCTCTTCACGGCTAAACCATTCCCCATCTTCGTTAACAAAATCTTCTTCAGAGATATAGACGTCGGCTTGTAGGGTAAAATGGCTGTAGTGCTGTGTAATGTGTCCTAAAAATTTTCCTTCGTTATTTTCTAATTCTTCATATTGCATAAATCCCCATAATCCATGCAAAAAACGCTCTTTTCGTTGGGAGAGGGCAAATTGACCGTTGCGTGTATAAACGACGATAATACGGTTGCGTATGGGTTTGATTTTTTTGATTTTCGGTTGGGGGTACTTTAGGGGAACAGATTTACCTTCGCACCCTTTTTCAAAAGGGCACACATCACAAAGCGGTTTTCTTGCCAGACACACCATTGAACCGATATCCATCATCGCTTGATTGTAGTTGAAAGGATTACCTGAGTCAAAGAGTTCATAGGCCGCTTTCCACAGTAGTTTTTCGTCACGCTTTTCAATGGCGAAATAGCGATGAAGTATCCGTTTGACATTGGCATCCAGAATAGGGAGTGGTTCTTTGTACGCAAATGCACTGATGGCATGGGCGGTAGAACGTCCGATACCTGGTAGCTCTAGAAGTTCGAAGGCATTGTTAGGAAGTATTCCGTTACACTTTTTTGCAGCTGTATGCAAGTTTTTGGCGCGCGTGTAGTAGCCAAGTCCCTCCCACATTTTGAGTACATCGTCCAAATCGCTTTGGGCAACATCCAAAAGAGTAGGAAATTTTTCTAAAAAAGGGAAATAAAACCGCTCTAACACTGTTTTGACCTGTGTTTGCTGTAGCATGATTTCACTCAGGTAAATTTTGTAGGGATCATCTGTAATGCGCCACGGCAAATCATGTCGTCCATTGATTTTGTACCATTGCAAAAGTGAAGTATGAATTTGATTATGCATGAAATATTGTATCAAAATGTCTTATAAAAAAGATAATATTTATTACTGAAGTTTTTAAGTAAGTAAGGAGTATAATCCGCCTAGAAAAAGAATACCTTCATACCGCGGAATAGAGCAGTCCGGTAGCTCGTCGGGCTCATAACCCGAAGGTCGTAGGTTCAAATCCTGCTTCCGCAACCAACATTATCCCCTAAAATAGCCACTTTCAAGCCTTATCCAATCTTTTTAAAATCTGTCACATTTGTCACTGTGTCCATTTTGTGTCCACGCTGTGTCCGCTCGGATTGTGACCCAACCTCAAACTCATCAAGAAAGCTTGCTCTCTTGATCTCTTTCTCATAAATATACTTCGCATAAAATTTGAGTGTGATGCTTGGGTTGCTATGCCCCATCACTTTTGACACCCAAATAATGTCCTCTCCTCGGCTGATCATCATCGTAGCGAATGTGTGCCGCGTCTGATACTGATCTCTCGCCTCCATCTGTAACCGTTTAATAAGTGGGTTCCAGTATGTCTTTTGGACAGAGCTGGCATGCCTAAACGATTCCCCATGGGTATTGACAAATATCGCGCCACCCTTGAGCCCAGTTGTTTTGAACTGTTCCATCAGTGCTTTGGAGACTAGCGGCAACATATCAATCGTTCGGATCGAACTCTCGGTTTTAGGATCAGAGGTGATCCCATTGCGTACCGATCTCTCGATTCGGATCTTATTACTGACAAAGTTGATATCTTCCCATCGTAGTGCCATCATCTCTCCGGTACGCATACCGCTGAAAAATGAGAGCGTTAAAAAGTTCCGATACCATCCTTCGGCATTTTCTAGGATGTATTTCACTTCATCTAGGGAAAATGGGTAGACCTCAGCGCTTTTTTGCTTGACCCCTTTCATCCCTTGAAAAGGACTCTTTGAAATCAGCCCATCAGCTGCCGCGTCGTTCATGATCCCTTGGAGTACCATACGGATGTTATGCACCCGCTTGGGGCTTACCCCGCTGTCTTTTAGTTTACCTTGCCACGATAGCAGATCAGTTTGTACAATCTTAGATAGTGGAATCGTCCCAAAAAATGGTATAATTCTCTGCTTAAATATTCCAAGGTACTCTTTATGGGTATTCTCTCGTCGATCTGTTCTATGAGCTTCGAGAGATTTATAACCATACTCTTCGACCGTTATCTCTCCGTCGTTTTTCTCAACTTCGATCTTGTCATTTCCTAATATTCGATCCAGCTCTTTTTGCCAGTTCTTCTCGACGTATTTCAAATTAGCTGGCGTTGCAGGTCGTCCGGTACTCTTTCGATGCCGGACACCATCGACTCTTACATCGAGGTATACCATCCCGCCGCGTTCTTTACAGTTTTTATAATTGCTCATATCGTCTCCAATACTTGCAGTGCTTTGTGGGCGACGAATTGTACCCAATAGCATCTTACCCTCCTATTTTTGAACTCTCGGTGATGGAGTGGCGCAGCCATCTTCTAATGGCATACCACTACATCATAAAAAGCTCAGTTTGACAATAAGTTTTCAAAGGACTTGTTAAGACTGCTGCTACATGTAGACAGTAGGCTTAATTAAGCGCTTTTACGAACTGTTATATTGTGGATCGCCGTGCGGCGGATATACGTCTGTCTCCCATTTTTTCGGATATCGTGCATCGGGTCGATATCCCCATTGCGGATCTTCTTACGAATTGCCTCTTCACTCACTCCCTTCATCGCCGCGACCTCTGCCACTGTGGCATAGTCGCTTTTAAACAGAGCACGCAACTCACCAATTTCATTCAGAGCACGGTCGAGCTTACTCGTCATCTCTTTCATCATTGCCATGATCCGCGCTTCAAACATCATAAGACAACCCCTTTTCCATCCCATTGCCCTTTACGGCGGAGGTGATCACTTGTGATTGCTCCAGCTCTAATTGCATTGAGCATGACATTTGCCATAATCACAGTTACTTCTTTAACATCATTTTCATGATAAATTGGCTCTTTTATGAGTTTTCCTCCAGTCTTGCTAATATATACTAATCCCCATTTTTCAGGAATTTCTTCGGGCTTTATCAACCCATTAGGGCACGCATAGATTTTATAGTGCCCATAAGGATGATTATGAAGTTTTTTAGCATCTGCAAAAAAATCTGACCGAGACACTTTTACCTCAATATTAACCGTTGAGTTGGCACCCCATATTCCTAATACATCAGGCTGCTCATCACCATACATTGAGAGATAGTTTGTAGGTTCTTGAAGAATAATTCGACATCTCAAATTACTATCAATAGTAGTTTTTGTTGCTCTATTAGATAACCATGTTGCTGCCAATCGAGTACAGTGTTTATGATTCAGTTCATAGCTCATCCCACACTCTCCCACACAGGCTTAATCTCATGCGCCACAAACCCACCGTCGCTGATATTACGCATGATATTGGCGAATCCAACCGCAGTGATAATTGATAGCTCTTTTTCATCGAAGCGTGCGGTATCCCACGATCCGTCCTCTTCCATCTTTGTAAGATTATTTGCTTGAGCACTATTAAAAAGCTCATCTGAAAGAACCGAACACTTAGCGCGGAAACTCTCAAACGGGTCAAGCGGAGCCGCCGCCCCATTTGAAATTTTTTTGGGCTCACCTTTACCCTCATAATCACACCATCGCTTCGCATTGAGCCACGCAGAAGCCATCTTCGGCTCTTGCCAAGACTTCTCTGCGAGGTCTGCTATGTAGTGATTGAGCCCAAACATGATTTCGTTGAAATGTTTTGCGTGCTTCGCGAATACCTTGCAGGCATTTTCACGGTCGCGGTAGTTGATTGTATTGTAGAGTTCCCAAAAAGTAAGCCAGTTCGCGTGATCATCCGCGCCCATTTTCGCCTCATACTCTTTGCGCGGCTTAGAATCCGCCGGCGGATTTTCCCCTTGCTTAATAGCGGCCGCCCCATTTGCGATTTTTTTGAGGCTATGAATCTCTCTCCACAACTTCGTCGTTCGCATCTTGAAATGTCCCGACTTCTCGACAACTCCGGTACAAACGAGCATATCGACCGACCGAACCATAGTGCGGCTCGAAAAGTTGAACAACTCCCCGATCTCTTTGGACTTTTTAAACGCCCAAGGCTCTTCATTATACGGAGAGTACGCGTAAAAATCGATAGCAGCGGCTATAACGTACTCATCTACGCTCAGACCTAGCTCCGCCCTTATATCATTGTGGACCGTCGTGGATAGCATCTATTCGCTCGGCTTAGGGGTAATACCAAAGATATGATCAATACTTACTTGGTGCTCAATACAAGCCTCTATAAGGTTTCTAACTGGAGCAGTACCATTTGCTTTAGCTTTTGATATTGCAGATCGGTCAACACCAATGATTTTAGCCAATGCCGTATCACTATCTGCATTGAAAGCCACTTTAGCTTTTGCAAGTGCTGCTAAGTATATTTCGGATATTTGCAATTTTTATCCCTTTTAATTGTGATTTTGTTGTATAATCATACATACCAATTAAGTTATTGTTGAATTATGTCATCATTAAACTTAAACTCTAATTAGGAGAATCCGAAATGAAGTTAATATTTTCCGAAGTCATGGATAGACTGAAAGATGAATTGGGATTTACTGAAGATCAACAAATGGCAAAACACATGAAAATGTCTAACGCTGCCTACTCTGAGCGTAAAACTCGTGATTCATTACCGTATGAAAAGATTATTAATATCTGCCGTGATCGAGGGATCAGCTCAGATTATATTTTTACAGGGATTCGTGGTGAGCTGAACGGGAAGATCATTCATACATTAGATCAGTCTGATTTTGATGAAACGAAAATGATAGTGGTCCCCTATTTTGAAAATATCAAATCCATACCTACTGTATCAACTGATCAGCCCGATAATCTCTCTTATATCATTCTCCCAAAATTAGATCACCCTGAGTTACTGAGTGAAGGTTATACCCTCAATGCGGTCAGTATAAATGATGACTCAATGGAGGGTACAATCTTAAATGGAGGGATATTGCTCTTTGATATTAATGATCACGGAATGGAGTCAGGTAAAATTTACGTTATTCAATCCGGTAGTGAGAAAATGCTTAAGCGAATTTTCAACGACCCATCCACCCCTGATAAAGTGTTATTAAAATCAGACAATATTTATTACCCACCATTTGATGTAAATCGTAATGAAGTAGAAGTAATCGGTCGTGTTGTGGTTATTTATAACCGAGCAAAACTCATTTGAGAAAAGAGAGAAAACACAATAATATACTTAATCTTTCTTATTATAGTAAGAGACACGCCAAAATGACACTTTAAAAACGCCATTTTGGCACTTTGCACAGTTTTCTAACGTGCCATTTTGGCACTTTGCCACCGCGCCCCATTTGCACAAAATTTGCCCGATCCGACCCGCGCCCCATTTGCGATTTTTTTCTCTTGCACTCTTGGACAGAGCTGTAGAATTTTTGGGAATTTTTCAGCGGTTCATTGTTGGACAATCGATATTTTCTATGTAATGGTGTATTTGCACCCATGGGGTGTATGGCGCACCCCCGCGTGGGGGACAGCCCCCCGTCTCCTACAGAAAAAAATCATAGCCCAGTAGTAAAACGAATAAACCAAAGCAAACTATCACCGTAAATAAATTCCCAATCCCCACAATTCCTACGTACTATTTAGTCACAAAATCATAAAATTGTGACCATACTATTATATCGGATGCCGTGCGCAGTGGGTCTATCAACTTTAAAGACGTCGGGCTATGTACCCGAAGTGCCCCGATTGTGCAAATCCGCTGGCGGATTATGTCGCCCTATCTGCTTGGTCGGTTCATACTAGAATTGGATTTTCGGACATGTCTAATTTTACGTGGGGATGCGGCGTTTACGCCCAAAAAACAGAGAAAAAGTCCGGAGTTATTTCACTCACAGGCAACAGTCGTTCCGATAAAGCCCAAAAAAGAGCCAAAAAAATTTCAAATGGGGCGGCGGTCGGAGGAAGAAAAGGGGATTTTCGCGCAAATGGGGCGTGGTGAATATGGTGGGAAATGTGTGGTAGAATATGAGAAATAACCTAGTGGAGTTCCTATGCTCAAGCTATCATCGTTCATCGTTGCCTCAGCGCTGTTTATATCAGGATGTGCAACCAAGACTTATACCTTCACCCCGATCAATGAAACAGTGCCTATGCGTGCCGATACCGCCGCTATTACAGTCATCGCTCCACAAAACTTTCATATTGGTGTTGCTTTTAGTATGTTTACTAACTATGACTACTTCCTAGACTGCTTGGAAGATACTTGTAAGGTCGGAAAGATGAACTCACTCCAATACATTACACTCTACTCCAATGGAGGAAAACATACACTCTACACAAAGCTATCAGAAGATGGATTCACAAACTCTCTCATTGTGATTGATAAGAATGCCACCGCCAGTATATCTTTTGACGTAAATACTACAGATCGGTCCTATGTGTTACATGAGTGGGAACTTTCTTCAGCATCTCTTATGATGCCATTAGCAGCAGAGCCTTCAATTTTAAAAGTGATTGATGAGGACAATGCAAAAATACTCTTACAAAAAATAATTGATGGTAATGATCGATTAGCCGCAGGCTTCATAAGTAAGCAGGGAATAACTTACCAACACTAAAACAATCGCAACCCTACCATTACTACCTGAAATGTGATCGTTGCTTGTAGAGGCTCTGAGAGATAATACTAAAAGGATATCCATGAGTAAAGTAGCATTTTTAATACTACTTTTGATTTCTATGACAAACGCAGAAGAATATGTAGATACTAATGGATGGGTTAATGATACATTGCCAGAAGGTTTCCATGTTATTTATACCCCTCCTAAAGTAAAAAAATACATAGCAATCTATGAAGATGGTACTGTCATATTCCCCGATGGCACTAAAACAAAATTTGATCCTAAATCAGATGAATACCTAAATCTTCTAAATCCTAAAAAGTTGCATGATTAAATGTTCATAAAACGATTAAATATAGCCCTGTACTCTATATCATTCTTAATTATATTCTCCCATCTTTGGTTTGGGTTATTTATTAGCTTTTATACTATGATTGATAGTTATGCATGGCTATGGATACGTATTGGTTATGCTCTCCATCTAATAGGAGCTGGATGGGTATTATATTTCTGGAAAGTAAAAATATGCCCAATATATAATACTTCCAAAGCTCCTATATTTATTGTCACTGCATCTTGGTATAGCTCAATTCCACTATTTATCGCCTATAACCAAGAAATAATCTCATATAAGTACCTATGCTTTAATCCAATCAGTCCTATGGTTCTAATCATGATAACTGCATCTATATTTTTTATTTGGTTTTGGGATGAAATCAAAAATACGTTTGGTAACTCATGGTGTGAATAAAAAGTATCCTTAATACTTTCTCATACCGCCATAAGGCATAATTACAACATTGTTACAATCTTGGAGCTACCAACCAATGAAATATATTGATGAAATTAATATGTCAGACTATGACTTACTTACAAGTAAAGAACAGTGTGAGGCATTTGAAAAAGCTATGAAGATGGTGGATAAAAATATCCAACTTCATGAGCCTATTATTAAAGCCGTATTATATTTTGATACAGAAAAGTCATCATACTCTGAAAGTGATAGTTTTGTTGATTCGGTACGAAACTTCATTGAAAAACATCCTATATCATTTCCATCTAAAAAACCGGATCAATCTATCACCCAAAAATACTTCCTATCCGATAATGGTTTTGTAAATACGAAAGCGGAAGCATCCACTATTCGTGATCCTGAATCAGTAGAGATGATCGAGGAGTGGTTACATGATAAATCTATTGCTTCAGATAAGAAATTTGGGCTTAGTTCTTACTCTCTTAAACATCGTGCAGAATCTGATCTTGGCAAATACCTCACAAACGGAGCTTTCATACAGGCGTGTATCAATGTGGGATATAAACTAGATCGCATCGAGGGTGGTACGAATGCCTATTTGTATGCAGATTTTGGAGATATGAACATCATTAAAATTGCTTGTAAGAATTTAGGAATTACCTATGGTGAGCTTGGAGAACTAATAGGATATGGTCTTGACTCTGTCAGAAAATCTGCATCTACAGGAAAAATAAGTGAATCTATGCAGAAAGCTATTGAGTTATATCTTCGTAATGTTGAGCTTGAGCAGAAACTATCTAAAAGTGAATCATTTAAGAATATCCTCAAAGAATGGGTAAAAGATTGATTTTTTACACTACTTATAAAATATAAATGTATTATTTACATTAAATTACTTGACATAATATAATTTTTACACTACTATTCTTCTATAAATGTATTATTTACATTTAAAAGAAGATTTTTGATGAATAACATTACCCCCTTCAACTACGGTGATAATCTAATTAGAGTTGTTAATGACAATACCACAGGAGAGCCTCTATGGATTGTCAAAGACGTATGTAAGGTTCTTCAAATTAATAATCATCGCGATGCATTGAACCGTCTTGATGAAGATGAAAAGGGGGTAGTTTCAACCGACACCCTTGGTGGAATCCAAAATATGAATGTTATAAATGAATCTGGGTTATATTCCTTGATTTTATCAAGTCGTAAACCAGAGGCAAAACCTTTTAAGCGTTGGGTAACACATGAAGTCCTCCCTAGTATCCGTAAAACTGGAACATACGCCATAAATCAAAATACCGGCATTGATCTTACTCCACTCTATACGATTATGGAAACACAAACTCGGATCATGGAGACGATGCAGATGCAAAGTGCCATCACTCTGAGCTTGATCGACTCGATTAGCAAAACTCAAGACGATATCATATTCGGTACGCGCCATATTTTTGGAAAAGTGACGACCATCTTGGAAGAAGTCGCTCCTAGATTTAGATATGACGGTCTACCTATGATGCAAAACAATCCTCGCATTAGCTCAGAACAGCGCGGTATCCTCTACAGTGCTACCACTACACGGGCCGCATATCTAGCAGAAGCGTTCTCTATCAAAACCGACGTTATCGCCAGTGCGATCTTCGCAGGATTAAAATCACGTTTCAGATACACCCACTACACCGATATCCAAGAACATGAGTTTGATGAAGCCATCGAGTTCGTCAACACTTTTGAAATTACAAGATAAGGAGTACATCATGGCATCTCACACAGAAACCATAAAAACAGCAGTCACAAAATTGGAGTTCTTGGCAGGAGTCATTGCCAGCTCTGAAGAAGGTTCGATCCGTCTCGATGGATTGTATTACACATTCGCAGGGGTGATCGAAGAGATCCGCTCAGCACTGGACGGTGTAGAAGACCGCCCAGCATATGCAGCTATCAACAAAATAGCCTAAAGGAGCAGAAATGTTAAACGTAGTCCCTAACGCTATCGGGGTTTCGCCAAACACCGATAAACAACAGTATCACAGCCGCAGTCAAAGCGATATCATACCAGCTATATTCCATACGATCCTCATTCCGCTAGGGTTATCACTCGGATCACCCACAGCCGGTTTAGTCTATTTCATCTTAACGATAGTTGCGTATTCTACCAAATTCCGCGCCAAAAGTTATTATGTTTTTCAAATCGTGAAAATAGTAGGAGCATTCTTCGCAGTTGCCTCCGAATGGGTTGGACTGCTTTACGCACTGGGGCGTATCGGGCACGCCCTATGAGAGTATCCCCTCAAACACAGATCGAGTTCGAGGAGCTATACAAAACCCTCATTATGATCTATAGCGAGTACACGCTAAGTATGAAAATAGCGGATCAACTCGAAAAAACCACCATGGCGATCTATATGTATTTCCGTCAGCAGTTTATCGGCGGCAGCGAAGAGTACAAACGATCCATCATCACCGCGATGAAAACATTATCACCAAAAGCAGAAGCAGGAGAAGCAGCATGAAAAAGCAACCCGACTTAAATGAGTTAGCAAAATACGCAAAACGTCACGGCTATACCGTAGAGATCAAACACGATCACATCGTCGCCGCAAACAACAACGGAATAATCAGAACCGGATCGATGGAGACATTGAAAAAAGTGGCAGGGGGTACGAAGTGATCCCTATATCTCGTAAAAAAATCGTATGCCATCTATCTACTCTAACACCTGAGCTTTCCGATGCTATCGATGAGATCGTAAATCGCTCTTTCACCGATGGAGAGGCAGATATTGACTCGTTCAAAAGACAATGTAGGGCTTTTCAAATGCTGTTCAATGATCGACTCCCACAAATCGGGATCAAACATGGTGCAGTGTTGCAAATGGTTTCAAAAGCATTAGGATACGGAAGCTGGAATCACCTGAGCGCGGAGGAAAAAAAATAAAAAAAGTAATCTCCCTAGCCAATTCCAAAGGCGGAGTGTCAAAATCCACGATGGCATGGAACCTCGCTATCACATTGCAAATGCTTGGTTTTCGCGTTGTTCTCATCGACATCGATATACAGCAGCTCACGATCACTAAAACAGCACAGGCACGTACAGCGTCAGGTTATGATCCGTTCACTGTCATCACCGCTTCATCCATCGATGAAATGGTACAGATCACACAGAGCGATGATTACGACATCGCTCTTATCGATGTCGGAGGATATGACTACGATCTTGGACGTGTAGCCATGTCTCTATCGGATCGTATCGTCGTCCCGATCTCTGAAGATCCTACGGAGCTTTTTGGGTTCATATCGTTTTTGGGATCTCTAAAAACGATCTCCGAGCACACCGCGCTCCCCCCGATCATGATCGCCATCACCCGCGCCCATGCGCGAGCCAAAGCGTTTAGTGGTGTTAAATCTGCTGCCGCACTATGGCCATCAGCTACCATCGCCGAAACGATCACCCGCCGCCGTGCGGTGTACTCCGCATCGATGGGTCATGGGTTCGGAGTCACTGAACTCGCGGCCAAGTTCCCCGAAGCGGCAGATGAGACGTACCGACTTGCACGGGAGGTGGTAGCGTGAACCTCAGAGAAATAAACCGAATAATAGCTTCCCTCATCGCCGAGGGCAAGAGCGAAAATGACAAATTGATAGCGTTCTACCGACGTAAGCGCGAAGAACTTCTACAGAAGATAAAAGCTGATGTAGCTAAAAAATTGGAGGGATTATCATGAGCGACCCTAAAATCATCGAAAAAATCAAAAAGCTACTAGCACTCAGCCTGAGCGATAATCCCCATGAGGCAAAACTGGCAGCACAAAGAGCTGTAGACCTCATGGCATCCTATGGCATCGCAGAAACAGATCTTGATAATAACCCGTTTGTCAGTGAGACATTCAAATCACGGCACTATTACAAACTCCCGATATGGGTATCGACTCTTTGGGGGCAGTTAGGATGGGCGAGTGGATGTTTTGTTGTATATCAGCACGGAGCCAAATGTTGGGGCAAAAAAGCATCTGTAACCGTAGCCGGTAAAAAAGCGGACGTAGAGATCATGCACTACATGGGTGAATATTTCGAGGATGAAATCTACAAAAAAAGCGAGGAGTTCAAAAAGCAGCACAAGCGGCTAAAACCCTCCGTGTACAACAAATATAAGCAAGGCCTAGCGATAGGAATATCCCATCTGATTAAAATGAGTCAGGATGATTTTTTTAAATATCACTCAGAGACAGTAGGCAAAGGCCTCATCCCAATCGATGTTAAATATCAAGAAGCGCAAGAGTATTTTGAAGAGTTCAATAAAGTGGACCGAACAGTCAAAAGAGATACTGAAGACCCTGCCGTACTAAAAGGGATGCGAGACGCAAGTGAGATCAGCATTAGCAAAGGCGTTGCAGGTACGATAAATACTCTCGCGCTAGAGCATAAGGTGCAACTATGAAAAAACAACCCATAAACGCAGCCCTCTTAGCCTCTATAGCAGCAGGCGCAGCACTAAAAACCCAAGACGTTTCACACAGCGCACAAGCACCCTCAGAGATCTCCTGCGCCCTCATCGATCCCAACCCATACCAACCTCGCCTCGACTACGATCCGGCAGAGGTGCGTGCTCTATCAGACTCTATCGAAGAGTATGGATTGCTCCAGTCCATCGTCGTACGTCGTGACGGTGATCGTTATACCCTCGTCGCAGGACATACCCGCCTCGAAGCGTTTAAACTCTTAGGACGCACCACGATCCCTGCTAACACTATCGACGTATCCGATATCGAAATGGCATCCTTGGCACTGATCGAGAACGTGCAGCGCTCCGATCTTCACCCGCTGGAGATTCAGATCGCAATATCCCGTGAACCGTTCACATCGATGAAAGACGAAGATATCGCGCAGATCCTCGGATATTCCAATGTCACCAAGGTACGAAACATCCGATCCATCAGCCGACTCTCCGAAGAAGTACGTGAGCACATGACCGCTAACCGACCGAAGATCGGAGTGGATCTCCTCGTCGAAATCCAAAAGTTTGATACATCGGATCAGTTCCACTATTATGAGCTAATTATATGCGGGCAAGCTACCCGTCAAGAACTTCGCAACTGGCTATCATTAAAAGAGCTAAAAAAGCGGCAAGAAACCCGAAAACCGCATTTTCCCTTAACGCGAGTCGGCTCAGTCTATAAAATAGATTCGACTGTCATTTCTAATAAAGACATCAAGGCTTTTGAGAATGATCTGCATACTATTATAAAAAAATACAGAAAAGGATAACCCATGCAAAATACAACTACCACGATGCTCTACCTAATAGAGCCACAACACTTTGAAAGTGTAAAAACAGAACATGCGAAATTCAAACACGGATTTTTAACCTCAGAGCTAGTGGAAAATATTACGCCAATTCAAGTCATAAGTGCAGCATCTTCCATGGACGGCAATGTAGTAAAGAACAAATTTACGGGTGCATGGGCTTATCTCCCTGAGCCACTAAAACAACTTTTTGAACGGCACACAAAATCCTCCGGCGGATCGGAGACAAAATGAAAAAAACTACACTTATGCTAGAACCAGTACCGCCACAACATGTCCCCTATCAACTCCCCATTTCCCCGCCCGTATCACCAACACTCACGCTGCTCTCACTAATATACTTCTGAGCCTGTGCCGCGTTCTTCATCGATTTGGACTCCAGCTCTTTGATTTTCGATTGCATCTGTTGGAGGGTTAGCATCATCTGCTGTTGCTGCATCTGTGCGGCACTGTCATCTTTTGGCGCTTTTTGCATCTCTTCGATGATCTTGCGGATCTTATCAGCTCCAGCTGCTTCCACATCCGTCAGTAGCTCAGGCATATACGCCAGCCCGATTTGCCCCGTAGGATCAAACTCTTTCATCATCTTCATCAGCTCGACCCCTTGGGTATAACGCTCACCCGTAGCACCGCGTGTTTGATTCACCATACTCATCGTGATGTCATAGCGACCGATATTGATGAGATTACGACGCACTGGAGCACCGGAGACTCGTTTCACGGCACCGTACTGATCACGCTCGATCTCATTGATTGTGACGACGCGATCCACCCCACTAGGCTCTACGATACGGACAATCTGCTCCGCGCTAAAATACTGCTGCACAAACTCACTGGCCAGTGTATAAAAATCGAGATCCTGCTTCATCGAGGTTTGTAAAAACCGCTGTAACCCTACCATCCCTACGTTCTGTCTTTGCTCGATAGCATACCCGCTCATACGGTTCACTGCTGCACCAAGTATCTCATCATTTAACCCGATGATCTGCTCCGCTTGTTTACGCGCATCGACGATCAGCTGCATGAGATGATTGATCTCCGCACTGTGCTTGATCTCTTTGATACGACCCTCTGATATTGCCCCATCCGCGAGCATCACTACCGCGTCGTCTTTGCTGTACTCATCGGCGAACAGATCACCATCATCGACCGCACTTGCTTCATAGAGAAGCTTCACTGATCCCAGCATATTCGCGATACGCAAATGCATAAAATTGATACGATCCTGTATCGGTTTGATATTGCGGAAAATCCCGTAAAACTCTCCGGTACTGTGCATGTGATAGAGACGACGAATGGCAAAGGGGAATCTATCAAATTTGTATGGGGTATCCCCATGCTTTAGAATCGTCGTATTGCTCCACACATACCAACGAATAGTGGATTTTCCATCTACATACTCACGGCACCATGTGACCGTTACGAGGATTCGGTCACGGTTTATATCCTGCCCGTTTGCCATATTGCGATATTGATCGATGCTAAAATCGCCCGTATAGTTTTGATTATTGATGAGTGTATCTACCGCTGCTTTATCGAAATGCAGATACAGATAATCACGATCCAGCCATCGTGCACGGTGAAAATACCGAGCATCACTGTAGTCAGGGGATTTATAGTACGGATCGATAAAGGCCTCATCAAACGGTACATGATACCCACGGATCTCTTTCTCATGCTCTCCGAGAATATCCGCCTCCGGGAGGATATGCACTGAGGCTTCCATGACTGATAACCCTGCGATGAGGAGATCTTCATCGCATCGCTCTTTATGGGCGTAGTAATCGGTACTGTCAGGGATAGAGAGTAGCACATCCGTGAGCAAAAGCGCAGCGGCGATATCAGAGCGTTGTCGCCCTTTGGCTTTTAGCTCCTGCTTCATCGACATTTTATAGCCGAGGATCTTATTGCCTATTTTTTGGTAAATGTTCTCCCATGTGATCGGCTGGCCACGGGATTGTAATACTGCCATAGTACCGGCATCGAGTTGTTCCCCATCAAAATAGCGCCGTTGCAGTTGCGCTTCCTCGCGTGACTTCTTGCTCAGATCATAGCTCTCTTTGAGCATCCCGCGCAGTTGTGTGATTGTTTTCATTAGAATACCTTTTCTAATTTATTCATAGCTCGATCCACTTTTTTGCTCCACTTTTCATCTCGTTTCTCTGATTTAATCTTATCTTTTCTCATCCGGTCTCGTTGATTGGATACGTCATACGTTTGCAGATTGACAAAAAACGATGCTGCTTCCTGAGTAGGGGTGCGAGGCTCAAATACCCGATCAGTTCTACGTGTCTCTTTATCGAGTAGCTTACTCTCCGCTAGGTTGTACGCTTTGTCGAGTACGTCAGGGCTAGGGAGAACATTTTGCACAGCATTTTTGACTTGATGGTAGGTTCCCTCTGTACCATCTTTCATGGTAATCGGTTTGCGAAAGTAGAAGTTATAGTTGGTAGCCGCTCCCAGTATCGTTTGCGGGATTCCGCTTGTGAGCGGTTCGAGAAACGTATTTTCAGGTTGTGCCAGCTGGATATGCGGAACCATAGAGCTCACCCGCAACCCAGTCACCTTATCCCCATCACGAGCTATCGCTACACGCTGAGCATCGAACCCTTTGGGCATAGTCTCATCATCATAGGGATCAACCCCAAAGAGCCGATCCAGTCCATACCATCCTGCGGCTATAGCAGCTACACGAGTTGGGTGAGTGCGCAGCTGTTTAATCAGGATCGGAGTCGAGTAATACGTCCATGACATAAACGGAACCAGTCCGCTATCGCGCAGAGTCAGCGCGAGCTTGGACATCGGTTTTGAGTAGTCCGGGACGATGGTGTCATTGACATGCTTCATCGCTTCGTCGACATCCATCACGCTCTTAGAGCCATCCGCCCATACTCCATCATTCATTAGCTGTTTGATAGCGGAGAAACGCATCACATCATCTTCGCCCTGGTATAGAGCTTTCATCGACTCAGAGACTTTATGAGAGAGCGATCCGGCTTTCGTATCGATGGATGGCGACATGTAGCTTCTGAGCATCTCATTGAGCTGTGAACGGCCAAACATCTTTTTCTCATCGAGAGACTTCCATAGACTCACATCGCTATTAGCTTCGAGTCGTGAGAGTTCAGCCGCTTCATCACCGCCCAAGCCACTAACACTCTTAGCTGATAGCTCTTTCCATCTCCCATAACGTCGTGCTGCGATAGTTCCGTCCGTAGCATATTTGATCGTCTTAAACGGATTAAGCCCCCCCGCTGCTTGCAAGAATACGTTTGATCCAATATTATTGACGTGTGCGGTCGGGTTGTAGATCGTATGGCTCATCTTCACCGCTGAGACATAATCATTCCACAGCCGTTTAACATTTCCTTCTTCACCCATCGCATCATTGCTCACACGCTTCAAATCCCCCGCGATAGAGTGATTTACCCATTTACCGTTTAGCGCACCGTATCGGCTTCCGCTGAGCTTCTCATAGCCCAACTGTTTCATCACCGCATCGCTGTACTGCCCTTGCTCCATGAGATATTTAGCCGGCACGCCTTTAAGCATCTTCCCAAACTCGATCATCTGAGCCAACCGCCCAACCGTCTCAGGGAGACTGTACGCCGCGTTGCGGATCTCTCCCATCTCTTTACGCTCTTGAGGTGTCCAGTCACGGCGAAGCTTATACCCACTGTCCGTATCTTTGAGTACCTCTATTTTCCCCTCAGAGACTTTCCCGATCTCACCGTTTTTAAGTAACTCTTGATACTCATCCTCGGTAGCATTCCACGTTTTACCGCGCATGTGGATCTTCTCTACGCTAAACTCACCCTTACCGCTCGCCCAGTCACTCGCCTGTTTGATCTTCGAGGCGTATTTACGGTGGAGATATTGACCTTTCCACTCCTCATACGCCTCTTTAGTGAGAAAGCCCTCATCCACCATCTCCTGACCCATACCATCGATTTTAGTGATAAACGTATCCGCAGCACGTTTTAACTCAGGAGTGAGAGCAACTGTTTTATCGCCGCTCATATAGACATACATCGCCTCGCATGCTTCACTGGAGAGTTCTGAGAGTTGCAGATGCAGCCGTGCGGCGTTCTCCATCCCCGCATTGGCAGAGCGCAGAGCACCCTCACGGAGTTTCATATAATCTTCGAGCTTATAAATCTTATGCCCGATCACATAATCGACGAGATCGCTCTTGCTGATCTTTTCCGCTATCTTAGTGATACCGTTCGCCGTTACCTTATCGACACTCTTGATAGCGACCCTAACCATCCCTTGGATCGTCGCATCGCTCAGATGCTCAGCTTTCCCTGCGAGCTTCGATACCGCACCGCGCACGCTCTTAGACATCAGCGTACTCACTCCTGCGATACCTGCCAGTGCCATGATCGGATCAAACGTCACATTCCCGTTCTCATCCTCACCCACGCCTGCGAGCATCCCTCCCCCTTGGACATAGAGAGGCTGACCGTTTTTAGCGATCTCCTCTTTCATCTTCGCATTGACGGGGAAGCTATGGGCTTCGACACCGTTAGGGAGTGTTTTTTTCTCGACGGTTACGCCCCATTTTTTCGTGTACTTTTTCGCATAGTCTACGAGGATTTTGTCATAAAACCCTTTCATCCCATCCCCGCCGATATCGAGAGCTTCCCCCTTGATCTCATGGATACCGCTGTGGACTTCATTCTCCATCAGACGTTTAGCCGGTTCTTTCCCGATCAGCGCTTCGAGTTCACTCTCATCCGCGTTTTTGTACATCACCGATTTACCGTCTTTGTACCCCTCGATGACATGATAATTTTTGTTATAGACGAGACGATCTACACTGTGACTCATCGCGTATCGATTCGCCTGAGTAGCACCATCCACCCACGCGACACGATCATATCCCTTAGTCACCGCTTCATCGATGATCTGACGCATACCGAACTCATGCCATGTTTTTGACATAGGGGCTTGAGGGACTGCACTAATTGATTGACGTTCAGCATTTATTTTATTGACTAATTCTTCCCCCGCTCCTATTGATTTAAGCTCCTTAGCTCTTAACTTCTCTGCTTCGGTAAGCTCTCCACTCCATGACTTTGCATTTAACTCTTGTAGCTCAAGTGCATCTTTTGATAAAGGTTTTGGTTGTGACTTATATCCCTTCTTCCGCCCATCTTGATGCCAGTCGCTTTGGATCTCTTCAATGAGGAGCGTTTTATCCCCATCGATAATAGTGTCTTGTTTACGGGTATGGAGGAGGACGTTTGGCTCACCCCAGTGCGAGGATCGATATAGTGCTTTATCAGAAGATACTAGCATTGTATCCAGTGCAGATTCATTGATTAAATCTTCTTTCGTTGCAAAACCTTTATGATATACCCACCCCTCTTCACCTTTAGTATCCCATAAATTCCAACTACCATCATCCATCTGCTTAGGTGAAAGTCCGCGTTTCCACTCAACATCTGCTTCACCTTTGAGTGTTGTCAACTCTTCCCGATAATTTTCCCCACCATTAGTAGAATATCTTTTATATTTTGTATTTCCAACATCTGTTGGCATTGCTTCTAAATAAGTATTCTTGGCATCAACATCTAATGAATCCCAAACCTCTTTATCGATATCAAAATGTTTTCTTGCCTCTTCATAATCATTCGTTTTATCGATAGGATTACTTTTTAGTACCTTACTCTCCATCACCGGATTTCCAAACTCCCCCTCGATCTCCGCTTTTGTAATCGACGTTTTACCCTCTACCGCCTTGGCAATTCCGCTATGAAGAATCTCATCGTCTTTGACCCCGTTGTTTTTGAGGTACTTGATAAACGCTTCACTCTCCATCTTCGGAGGCATCTTCTCGATGGCTCTTTGTGCGGCAGAGTAAAATCCGCCGGCGGATTTTTGTTGAGTTTGCAATAGCTCATCAGCTTTAGAGTTCATCACTTTGGACGGTTTCACATCCCCGAATACTCTCCCGGCTGCCTCTTTATTCCCCATAATCGCACGCATAAAATCGATATGATCGTCGTTTAGTTTAAATGTACTCTCACGAGTAGCGACCACTCTCCACAAATCAACGAGCCAGTTTTTAAACTTCTCAAAAGCCCCAACCAGTTCATCCGTAGGAGCACTCCCATCGGATAGATATTTCACAAACGCTTCGGCAAACGCTTCCTGTCGCGGTTTACCCTCAGCAAAGCTTGCGAATGCTTTATTATACGCCGCACGCTCAATCTCATCGAACTGGGATTCGACGATGTGAGCATTCTCGTGGATCAGTGTAGAGAAATCAGCCGACTCGAAAAGACGGATCGTACTTTGCATCTCCCCTTTGGTATTAATACCGATTGATACCATCCCCTTAATCAGCTTTTCGTCTTGGAAAAGTTCATCCACTTGACCATTAAGCATCTTCCCATTATGCCCGATGATCTCGATGTCGTCGTCGCTAAAAATGACATAGTTATGTTGAGTGTTGTCTGAGAGTTTCGTCGTCCATCCCTTCGCTTCTCTATCTGTGATATACGCTTTAGCTTGATTGATGTCGTGCCACTGAGTCTTTGCATATGGTTCACCATCCGAGGTTAAGAGTTCGACCTTATAGCGTTTTAGATTACGGCTATTCCCATCCACATACTTGATCCCACGGATACCGTTTTGATGGAGAAAATCTGATGCCGCTTTATCTGATCCTAATTTATCAGTGAGCCCATAATACAAACTCTCCCCATCCCAATCTTGGAGTTTTACGTTGAGAACACGTTTTTCAGCGATGGCCTTATTCCAGTCAGAAGTATCTAATTTGCCAGCTTTATCGAGCTGATTAAGCTCTTCTTTAAGTTCGTTGTATCGGATAAAATCAGCTTCGTTGTAGAGTCCCGCTTTTATAAGAGCTTCTTTAATGTCATTGCTTTGTTCTAAGAGTGGCTTATCCCATACTAACATTTCAGTATCTTCGGGCTTCAGGTCGACCTTGTAGAGATTGCCTCTATGTATCTCTACTTTTCCACCACCCTCATTGATATGATCGAGTAGTGCTTGACGTTCAGGGGTCATATTTATTTTATCAATACTGTCTTTTCCTAGCATGCGCAAAAAAAACCGTTCTTGTTCTGTTTTTGGGATGTATTTTTTCCCGTTGATATAGAAATCGCTTTCGGGGCTCAGCTTATTGCGATACCAATCTGCCACCTCTTTATCCCCGGCAAAATACAACCCATGCCCATACGCCTGAGCACCTTCGCCCGTTCCGATCTTTGCCGTAGTGAACTTGTCAACATTATGAGGTGCACCATGATATGCCGCCTGAAACAACCCATCCGCCTCTTCGATATCCGCTTTAAACTGAGGATAATCAGAATGACGCATATCTTCGAGATCGTACCCCGTAGATTTCAGCCACTCATCGGTACTCACCCCTTTGGCTTTGGCGATCTCGTCGATCACTTTCATATTTGCTTCGGCCATACCCTCACCGAACACCTCGGCCGCTTTTGCTATCTGAACATCGCGCAACGGTGTAGGATCGATTTTGGCATAGAGCGGGTCACTGTCGAGACGTTCGAGATCCGCTCTGAGCTTCGCCTCGATCTCAGGGGTGATCTTCCCTTTTTCGATCCGTACCACATCCCCTTTTGTGAGAGAGAAATCATAGTCATAGTTTTGCACGTCGCTCTCAGGGATCACGCTCGTCTCATATCCTCCGCCGTTGTTTTCATGTAACACGGTACGATCTGACTCTCGGATAGCCTTGTACTCCGCACTCTTTGCAGAGACATTGCGACGCATCTGTAGGAGTTCGTCATAACGGGGGTGAGCTTGGAGCTCTTCGATGATAGGTTTAGGGGCGAGTTGCGCTTCGAGTTCTGCCTTGCGGGCTTTCCCCTCTGCGAGAGCTTTTTCGACTCTCTGTGCCTGTTGCTCTTGCGCTTTAGCTTTTGGATCTTCGGCTATCTCGACGACATTGGTGTCGCCGACATCAGGTTTGGTTGCGACATCGATGTCGTTAGCAGGAGTAGAATCCGCCGGCGGATTACTCTCTACTTTCGGCGCACCGTTCTCATCCGCAATCGCTTTGGCTATTGTTTCATCACGCTTAACATTCTTAGGGGTTTCTACTCCCATTGTTGCACTGGAACTTTTGATGATATCATCAGCCGCATCGAAAATCTGTTGTTGCCCAGTCGTGAGTGCGCGCATCTCCGCTTTGTATCCTGCAACTCCTCCGACAATGAGCCCAGCCCCCATCTGTAATCCTGCGGCAAGAGTAGGGTTCTCTTTCTTCCACTTCTTATCCATCGCGGCATCAGTGCCTTCCATTGCTGCAACTGCACCGACCTGACCGGCAGCATCACCTACAGCGAACGCTCCCCCGGAGATGTTAGCTTTTGCCCCATGCTTAACCATCTCTTTATTCTTAAGTACCTTTCCTGCCACCATTTCAGCAGCACCCTTTATGCCATGGACAGCTCCACCGCCTATGAATGCAACATCAAGCGTAGTATCTTCCAGCGGTGCATCGCCAAGCAGCTGATTGAGTTTATTGTCAGTATCCTCTTTTTTATTTTGATCTTCCTCTAGTGCCACTTTCACTTTCGCCGGATCATTGGTGAGCAATCGAGTATCAATCTTTTTAGCCTCCATGAGATTATCCCATGGGGTGGTTCCTTTTGGTGTTGGCTCTTCGGGTTTGGGTTGTATGGTGGGTTTTGGTTGTGTCTTTTTTGCGGGGATAGGTTGACTATTGTCATGCTTTCCGATGATATTTCCAATCGGATCTTTGGCAAACTCATCAACCGCATCCACAACTCGGCTGATCACCCCTTTTGGTGCAGGAGTAGGTAAAACTTCTTTGAGAAAATTATGATAAACAGTATTTCGCTGATCTTGATCGAGTAATTTGTAGGTATCCGCAGTAGCGAGAGTCTCTTTAAAATGCTCCCTTGCTACCTTGGTTTGTGCAGTAGGATCAAGCCCTAAAAAAGCATCGCTGCCAAACAACCCTTTGTCCATCATCAGCTCCAAATTTTTGCTTTGATGATAGGGTAAAATTAGTTTATAAAATAGGGACGTAAGGGAGGTTACTTATTCAGCAGTCTCCCAATCTCATCATTGAAATTTTTAGTCTTAGGTACTTTTGATGGTATAGGCTTAGGTTGGGTGATAAGTGTACCGGATGGGTAGACTGCTTGGTATTGCCCATCTACCTCTTGGAACTTCTTGGGTAATACCCCTTTTTCAACAAAGATTTTATTGACCTCTATTTGTTGAGTCCCTGTCAAGCTATCATAATCAGGGAGAAGATTTTTCATCCTACCAAGAGCAATATGATTTTGTCGCCCTTGCACTGTTTTAAGATCACTCGTCCCGTTATCCCCTTTCGTTTCAAACCATTTTTTATGCCTTGTATCCGTAGATACTTTTTCAGGTTCCAATGCAGCACGTACATTATTGAGATTGGCAGCACTGGTATTTTGAGCGATCTTGGCCCTGGATTCAGGGATAACTGTTTGCGCTTCGAGTGTGGTCTTTTTGGTCGTCGCCTCTTTGTAAGCTATCTCGCCCTTCGTCTTCCCAGATTCGAGAGACTCTTTGCGATACCCATCTACCAACCCATCGAAAAGATGGATATTTGCATCTGCCCATCCGCCCTCAGATTTAAATTGTGTCCGGGCTTTGGATGCAAGGTCATCAGAGAACTTGCCGGTAGCTGGATCGATAAATGTTTGCGAAGGGACAAGCTGTTTAAATTTATCCATAAATCCATTATCGGTCTGTTTCTTGACATCGGCTTTCCACTCGATCTCTTTCTTGAGCCCCTCAAGTGTTTTATTTCTTTTTTCCAGTAAATGGGTCTCTTTTTTACGTGACTGCTCCTCGCCGAAAACAGAGTTCTCATTCTTCTTGGCGATGATAGACTGACTTGCCTCTTCCATCTTTAGCGCATTAAGGGCACTAGCAGATTGCTGCGCTTCAGCATCGACAAAAACTTTCCCTATATTTGCTATTCCATTGGCAACCGCACTAACCTCACTACCGTCAGGCATGGCCAATGCTGCTATTTGTGGGTTGAACTGTGATGAGTCTCTCATAATATCCCCTTAGTTTGCTGGAGCTGTTATTTTATTTAATATTGATCCGGCCTGATCCACATCAGTATAATTATGCGTATGCTGCGCCAGTGTATTAGACAGTGCCGTTATTTGATCTGATTGATCCGAAATCTGTTGTTGCATTGATGTCAAGGTGCTCAAAATAGAGCTTACATCACCATTGGCCAACTCTGCCATATTCTGAGCTTTTCGCGCCTTAGTAAAAGATACAAGATCAATTTTTCGTTTCACTGATAGGCCTTGATATTCACATTCTGCATAGCAAAAGATTCACTCACTACAACGAAGTTGTACGTAGCAATACCAATAATGCACTCATACTCATGAGGCTTACACCAATCTTTAGCGTTTAATGCATCAGGGAATGGTGTCGTTGCTATCTCTGACTTCTGTTTTACCTTGACGATCTGCGGCTGTGATTGTGCGGTTGAACACCCCACGAAAATCAAACTCATACAACTTAGCCATACTGCTATTACAATCCGTTTCATTACTCTCTCTCCATTGATAAATTGTGTGGTAGATCGGTTTTAGTTCCGTTCGGATCTTTTCAATCTGTAGGGGGATTTGATCCACCTTTTTTTCATCGACGGCGCTTACCTCTGCCGCGACGTTTTGGGCTAGAAGTAGGTTCTCTTTTGCTTGTATTGTTGCTTGCAATTCCTTCTTCTTCCCCTCCAGTATCGGTATCACCGAGAATTTGAGGTATAAGACCCACAACCCCAACATCACGATCACTGCTATCAGCCCCATTATTATCCATGTTTTGATCTGCTCCGTTATCTTGAACATTCTTTTTTACCCCTTTTATCGGTTTTGTTGTAATAAATCGCATCATCACCATTACCGCAGGAAAAGAAATAGCAAACGCTAACCCTGCATCGGTATTGGTATGAGACGCGATGGCCGTTTTAACTTCCTCCATATGAAGCGTTACCTGTGCGAGGGCTTCCATGGCCATCGCCACTAGGATAGTTTTTGATAGATACCACTTTTTCATGCGTATAGCTCCTTTAACTCTTCAATACTCACTCTCACAAAATGGTGTGTTGCATCTTTTAGCTTGAGCTTACGTCGGTTATCCCCTGCGATGTATCCGATATGTACCCACCCGTTTGGAAAATGCTCCGCTATGATCTCTCCAAACTCTTTGAGATTATGATACGCCCACTCCAACATCTCCATAAGAGAACCACCATCAAGCCGTTCAATGTCTCCACCGCCTCCAGTGGGATGAAACCCTACTGTTGACCCTCCGATATCCTTGTGGGTATTGAGCTCAATGCAGCGGAACCACGATTCAAGATGCAATGCTCCGAATCGATTACGTAATGGCTGAAGCACGTTTTGTGCAAACGCTTCGGCACGCTTCCACTCTATTTCTGTAGGGATATTTTCAATCCCATGCTTTACTGCAATCTTAGACTGTACCACCTCACCATAATAAAAATTAGGCGCTCCGGGGATCTGAGCATTTAGATCACGCCCATAATTAACATTTGGTAGGACTTTCCATCTTACATGTTGATCTGATCGTATCATTTATCCGCCTTTCGATCAAGCTTGTCACTAATTTGGTCAAGCTTTGCAAATAGCGCCTCTTTGAGTTTGTCCTGGTCTGACCTTTTGACATAATCACCCGCAACTAATACCTCAATCCCTTGAATCTTAGTTGCGAGCTTTGACAAATCAACCTCTTGCTCCTTCATACCCGCACGGATATCTCGATAGAGTATCCCCCCTAAAAATGAAACTACTACGAATAGCCCATTCGCTACTTGCTGCCAATCCATCACATCCACTCCGCTTTAAATTTTAATACTGCTGCCTCTTTGAAAAAGCTGTTTTCACAATGGCGCTTATCCCAAAACAAGAAGTTAATAAACCGCATAAAATAGGTCGCATACTTATTCCCTTTGCGATGGAGATGATACGTCCAACTTGAAACCATCCAATCCTCTTGACTGTACAAGATAGATCCTCCAATTTGATCGAAACCGGATGCTATGATTTTGAAATACTCGACAACACTGTCTCTTCGTTGCCATATTTTGCGAACCACATTTAAAACGATCACCGGCAAAGTCACGATTGTAATGACGATGAGTGCTATGAGCATTAAGAAAAAGGATCTCATGGCAACACCAATACTGGCAGCATTAAAATGAAATCTTCTACCGCAGGTAAAGGGATAGTTCCCGCTTGAACTTGTGCCAAAACCTCATACCCCTTGGCATTACACGCATCCATCCATGCGCCATACACCAATCCCTCAGCATGATAGGGAGAGTTTACCAACGCGGCACGTAGTGAGGCGGTATGGATCGTTGTGTATCCGCGCTCATTGGCTTTTTTGTTCATGTGATCTTCGAGCGCTTTTTCATACGTCGTTTTTGTCTCAGTGAATACCAATGCAGCATATGCCGTATCCACAGCCGTAATCTCAACTGGCAACAGCGCACGCCATGCCCCTTTATCCATTACTACAAACTCAGTCGCATTAAACCCGACTTGTAGCCCCGTTACTTTTCCGATTGCAGTTTTACGCAGCGCATTGCTCATACATTCCCCTTATTGTTGATTTTAAATTATGGCTATCAGCCGTTTGAACGTGTCCGTGCCATGAGGCTAGGAACGCTCTTAGGTTTTCACTATCACCGTTTGCCACGTACCGCTTCACTTTTCGTTTGGCTCTAGTCACGCTGTCTTTTCGGATGAGCTTATAAGTAGGAGCTATTCGGTATCCCAAGAAATTCACTTGCTTATGCACCGATGAGATCATCCAGTGGCTAAATTTGAGGTTCATGTGCGTACGGGCAAACGCTTCGAGATAGTCGCGCAGCTCTTTGAGATGTTCTTTGTCATGACTGAGAATCACCGTATCATCCATGTATCTAAAATAGTGCTTTTTTCCCAGCTCTTCTTTGACATGACGGTCAAAGATATGTCCGTATAAATTGGCGCATAACTGTGAGAGTAGATTACCGATAGGGATACCGACACCATTACGATCACCGAACTGCTCCAGCAATGAGATCACTTTCTTATCGCTGATCTTGCGCTCGATCTCTGTGAACAAAACGCCTCTATCAATGCTCACATAATATTTGGAGAAGTCCATCTTTAGAAAAAACACTTCTCCCTCTGACTCCATCTGTCGCATCGTCGATTGTACGGCTCTTACTCCTGCATGAGTACCTTTGTTCTTTCTGCAAGCATACGTGCATGAATAAAAGACGTTATCGAAGATAGGCTCGATGATGTTGTTGATAGCGTGTTGCACGATACGATCACCAAACGGCAGCGCATTGATAATCCGTTTCTTTGGTTCATAGACTTCAAACTGACTGTATGCTCCATGATGGTAGCTTCCATCGATGAGAGCGGTTTGGATACGATAGAGATTTGCTTCGAGATCTTCTTGAAACTTCAAGTGTCCCTCGGTATATCGATTCCCCCCTCGGCTCGCCTTTCGGTATGCGCTTCTCAGGTTCTCGATATCGTGAATCAAATCGTAAAGATGTTTATGTTTAGCACCCATGATGAGCCGCCATGTCGTCTTGATATTTCGTTTTCACTACTCCACCTTTTACGAACCTCGTAATGTATTCGCTTACGCAGGAAAAATGAGCTAACCACTGCGAGAGTGATCGCACCGAGTATCCCGTGAGATAGTCGAGTGCATTGTGTATGCGGTTACAGGCGTAGCGACAACCATTATTCCAATTCGTATTCCACACGTAATTATTCCAATTAGACGCGCGCGAGCCGGACTCCACGGTGTTGTCACGATTGCCGCCAAAGATAGCCGTATGTCTCATTTTCCCCTGAATCATCTCTTGATCCAAGTACCGAGTATTTTTCCCACTTCGTCAATCTTGATCGATGCGACTTGGTGTTGATGCTGTGAGATAAAGCGACGTTTATCGTTCGCCATAAATCGCAACCAATACCGTATCGTTGCGAGATTTGCATCTGCTTCGTGCAGTTTGGATTTCTGATCTGATTTAAGAGCTTTATAAAAAAGCTCTGTTTGGATAAAGATAGATTGGATAATCATCGCTTTTACAGTACCGTGCTTGCGCTCCATGTTCTGCACGACAGGGTAGATGTAGTTGATAAACCCGTCGTATTTTTCGATGATGACCAGCAAACTATCGCGTCCCATTTAGAGCCTCCATTCGCTTTCGCTCATTACGCAAGCTCCAAGTGGTTACAGGCGTAGCGACAACAATAATTCCAACCCGTATCCCACACGTAAGTAGCCCAAAAAGACGCGCGCGAGCCGGACTCCACGGTGTAGTCACGAAAGCCGCCAAAGCGAGCCCCTACTGGGGAAGCGGCATTACCATAAATAGAACCCCTTCCCTCAGTATTGGCAGCCCATGCAGAAGCTACGCCATTATTCCCTATATCTTTACCCCAAATCCATTGACAGCCCGTAGCCATACACATACCGAACTTAGAGGTAAAGTTAGCGAGATGCTGAGTGACACCTGTATCCGCTGCGCCCGCTGATGTTGCTTCGAGAACCCCATAAGCGATGGCACAAAACTCTTCATACGAGATCATGTCTTTGCCGTATGCTTTACCAATCTCCGCCGCTTCAAACCATGTGAGTGTTCCGTAGGTAGTCGTACCGTTTCCACCGTAGAAAGTAGGAATTTTAGGGAAGTTACGCCCATTGAGTACCGTACCCCCTGCGATGGTTTTTCCTGCTGCCGATGTACCAAAAGTATGATGATCCACATTGAGTAAATAGAGGTCATACCATTTACCCGTATTGGCTTTGAACATACCACGGTTATCACCATTGGAAGCTCTAAACTTCAAATCCCAAAAAGAGTACGCATTGATACCAGCGATCTTCGTAGCATCTGCCGCAACGATGTTGTTGATAGCCGTAAACGCTTCAGGAACAACACCATAATGAAACCCACCGATTTGGCGAGAGTTCGCAGTCGTGTATCCCGTCGGATTCGTAGCATTGGCAGAGAGAATAAACCCACCCGCTTCGAGCGCATAGACATAGTAATCTGTCCCTGCGGCTTTCACACCTGTATCGAGTGCGCCTACTCCTACGCTGTTAAGTGAGAGGGTGTAGGCGGTTCCCGATACGGTGATAATATTTACTCCGGCTTTTACTGATGTGCCGATGGGGATGGTGATTGTGGAGACTGAGGCTTTGGTGAATAATGGGGCGCCTTGGAAGGGTTTGGTGAAGTTTACGACACTGATGCCATTGATCGTAGGCGTTCCAGTTAGGTCAGGGGAAAGAAATAGTGATAATTTAAAATCACCAATTCCTATCTTTTTTAGAAGTCCTGATACACTGTCCCAAAACCCAAGTTCGTCTATACTTGCTGGTGTTGTTTTTACAGGAGCTGCATGGATTTGAGCGGCGATATCTGATGAAGATATCCATGCTACTCCATTCCATGTTTCCCCTATGCCAATCTCAGTATTAAACCCTGTCGCTCTATCACTAGCTCCAAGCACAGGGCGTGTAGCCGTCGTCCACTGTGGTAACCCGATAGATCCGGTAAATACTGGATTTGCAGTTGGGGCTTTCGTTCCAATCAGCGTTGTCATTGTTGTCGCAAAAGCAGGATCATCACCCAGTGCTGCTGCCAACTCATTGAGGGTATCCAGTGTTGCAGGAGCAGTATCGGTAAGTGCCGCGATAGCAATAGAGATATTAGCATCCGTTTGAGTTTTGGTGTAGACATCGGTAATACCATACCCAGCAGCATTGGTAGGGGTATTTTGGATATGACTAAAATCTACACTTACATCATCGGCACTAATTGTCAGCGTATTGGTCACATCATCATAAACTATGGATATATTAGTGCCTTGTTGGATTAATGCCGCAACGCGATCATCAACCCGTTCATCGGTGTAGTATAAATTATTGAAGCCCTCGGAGATATCATCACTCGATAGTACGACTGCCCCTATGTGCCCATTGACGCTAAACACGCCACCGCTATTAAGCATTTTCCAGTTTGCCAATGTAGACGCAGGAAGAGCCAAAAGCATATACTGCCGCTGATCATCAATACGAAATGCTAAATCTCCGGGCTTTGCAGCGGCAAGCGCCAACATAGATGCTTCATCTGAAGTAGGGAAAATATCAATAATATTAAGGCTTTCTAGAAAAGATGGGTCAATTTTTCCATTTACACCAAGCGGTGCATATCCATTAGGAACCCCTCTGTTCGTTGTAAACTCGACATTATCCATATCCGCAGGCTTGCCTGTAATCTCGCTCCAGTTTACATATCCAAAACCAGTATTACCGTTTGCGTCCGTTTTCACAAACTGCATCGGATATACACGGCCATCTATGATAGCTACGGGGTGAAAATCAGGGTGAGTATAGTTATTGGCATTTTCTGCTATAGCTTCTAATTTTGATTTTTCAGCACTCAAAAACTCGGCTTCGCTTAACCCCTTACCTACTACTTTATCAACTTTATTATCCTGAGTAGCAATGATGCTTTTTATTAATTCTATAAAACTAGGCACAGTATCCCCTTTGTATTTCAGCACAGCCAAGTGTGCTGCTCACCATCGCAACCAACATATCATCCAATGCTTTTAGCTCTGGTCGTTCTACGATATCCCCATCGCTGTATTTCACAAAATCATCAAATAGTTTTTTTTCTGTTTGAGTCATTGGGCTAGAACACCAACTCATCATGAAATGATCTATGACACCAATCGTAGAACAATGAATGACACAGACATCCCCATCCAATTTATGGAAAATAGTATAAGGATGAGCATTTGATCTACCAATACTTCCAGCGGATGAGAGCATTATGGTTCCTTATTTTTTTGACATTAGTTTAGAGGTTTTGGAGTTTATAAAATAGGGACGTATTGGGATTTTGTTGAGTGGTAGTTAATATTTTGTTGATTGTATCCGGATTAACCGAATACTTTGTCGTAGTTTGCTTGCTGTTTATCCTGCCTAGTAGTTTCTCTAGCTACACGAGCTTCTTCCATCCCAAACACTTTGTCCTGGTACTTCTTTTTATTATGAGCATCATAAAATCCTGCCGCCGCCTGAGCTACAGCCCCTATGCCTTGGATTGTTGTACCGACTCCTCCTAAATTAAATCCGCCGGCGGATTTTAGATCAGTCAGCCCATCGAGCTTTGCTGTTTTTAAAAAGTCAGTGCTAGTTACTTCACCAATACCATTGATATTTCCTACATCAATTTTATCCGCAGGATTAATCAAATCATTTCCAAACTCAATTGCAGACACCCCAGTATTGCTTTCTAACGCCCCGGTAGTAGGGTTTATTTTTGGTTCCATCATCTCTCCTTATTGTGGTTTAAACGCATAATTTCCGGCATACTGCGCGAAATACCGATTATTCATCAACCGATCCATCTCAGGATCACTTTTGTCAATCAGCCCCAACGCATAGCGTGGCTCAGCTACATTGGTAACAGAAAACAAATCGTGTCCAGCCCCCATATTAAACAGATCCCCTCCGGCTTGAATACGGTTGATCATATCAGGGTTAGTCATCATATCAAACCACTGATCTTTAGCGGCCTGAGCTTGGCTTAATAGCTTACGATAATATTCTTCTGCCTCTACTAGAGCGGCTTTCCAATACTCTTGAGAAGCGATTATCGACTGAACAGCACTATAGATGGTATAAGCCCCATAGCCCATATTCGCCATATTGATGACACTCTGCCATGACTGTATTGCTGCACCTAATCCGCTCCAATCGATAATATAGGGAGTAGCCATATAGCCTGCGTATAATGAAGCTCCTAGGGTGATTAGCCCTTGGATCTCTGCGGCATACGTCTCGATCATATTCGAGTTAAATACTATTGTCTCTATATCCCCGGCGATAGCTATCGTTCTGCTGAGTAATTCCCCTTGATTATGTTGGGCATCAAGAACGACTACCCCAGCAGCAACAAGCCACCAGTTCCAGGTAACAGCTCCGACTGCTATAGCTACTACAGCGATTGCAGTCGTTATAGTCCCCATAGCCCCATCTCTAAACTGCACCCAATCTCCCGACAATGCTCCATGTGCTGTCCCTGCAAGATTATCTATAGTTCCCATATAAGTGTTATAGACTAACCTACCGGTGAGTTTTTCATCAACATACTTGATTCCGGTAACGGTTAAAGTAGCATCAGTAATAATCTTAGCAGCACTCTCTGCAAGATCTACAAGGTCATGAGCAGCTTCACTCACCACATCGACAATATCATTAAAAACATCCGTAACGCTGTCAAATACATTGCCGATAGCCCCACCCATTATCGATTCCTTATCAGTGTATAATTCCCGACACGCTTGATTGCTTTGGTATTTACAATCGCCTCAATGCTATTTTTGTAACCCTTGTACAAATACTCATCCCCGCCATAGATGATGTAATACGCCTGTGCATCCATGAGCAGGCGCTTCATCTCACGCAATAGCCGATAGGCCCACTTCGTCCCCTTGTATTCATCGAGTACCACACAGTCCATTACAAGCGGATAATCAAGATCAACCACTCCGTATCGGATCAAACATACCCCCACAGGGACAACACCGTCATAAAGAACGACACCGGCATCTGCCATCGTTAGCTCATGCAGCACATCCGTTCCCCCTCCGTAGGTTTTTTCGATGATCCGATAGGCAAACAAAAATGTTTTATGGGACAACGGCTCAACATTAACCATCCCAGTGCTAAATTTACGAGACACTACCGGTCTCCGGGTTGACAGCTAATGCGATATCGTCTATCTCAGTAAAGTATGCCACCGGTGCTGCTAAAATTCCATCGAGCCCATCTACCGCGCGCTGTAAATGAGTCGTAGATATTGTCAGGGTTTCATCCGTTGCAATGGCTTGGATCAGTGCTACTTCACGATCTGCCTTTTGAATCTGATCGTTGGACTCGGTAGAGTGGATCAAGATATAGCGTCGAGCTTCCTCGAACTTGGCACTCTGTGTCGTAGCATGAACTTGTGCATTTTTGACCAATATCCCCGCCATCACATCATAGGTTCGCTTTTTCTCTGTTTTGATTTGCTCATCGACAAGAAGTTTATTACTGGCCAATAGGGCGACTTCGTTTGTGACTTTAAGGGTATTTTGTACCTCAGTTGCCAGTTGCTGAGTCAATAGATCCACTTTTGCGGCCTCTGTCGCAATCTGTTTCTCCACAAGCCCACTATTAACAACAACATCGATGAGCTTGCTAACGACTTGAACACTAAACTGCATCTCGAAATTAGCGTACAGTTTTGATTTCTCGGCAGGGGTAATCTGAAACCCTTTTATGCCCGTCAATACTGCCTCACGCGTTTTGGTTATCAGCGCATTGTTATCCAGTGCCGCGCTGATTGCTTCAATATTACCTAATACTTCAGTAACATAAGTTGGAGTCATTGCTTAGCACCTTTGATATGTAGATTTAGCAGTGCGGGAACTACGACGCTGCGAGGTTATTTTGGAGATATCCCCGCATCGTTCTCTATAGAGATTCAGGTAAAACCGACTTTGGGTTAAACTCTCTTCATTCGCTTGTTTTTGATGCGCGAGGGAAAGAGCATAATACAAAACCGTATCTTCCATTTCTGTACTGATATGAAGCGCATCGTTTATATTTGTAACCAGTCGTTTTGCATGATAATTAAAAACAATTTGCTGCGCCTGTATCGGCATAGGGTAGATGATCAGTGAGTCCATATCGATAAAAGCTGCCGTATCGGGGCCCTCGTTGGACATCGACCATTCGATCCCTTTGATCTCTACTTTTTTACCGTTGATAAAAAGAGAGATAGGAGCCATAAAATCTTCGGGAATACTGTATGTATCTACCCCGATAAGTGTCTCATTGACCCATCTCCCTTTCCATGGGAGCAGTTTACTGGCGACAGCGGTAAGAGCAAAGTTCACAGAGTCTAAAAGCTCTGCATCACTCCACCCCTCTTTTGCTTCATCACGCAAGCGTGAGCGCATTTTGCCGATCAGTTTACTGCAAAGCATTAGTTACCTTTCGGTTTTTTTGGAGCTTTAGTTTGTGCAACTTCTGCATCTGCTTGAGCTTGGGCTGCTTGTGCAGCTTCGGCATCTGCTTGAGCTTGGGCTGCTTGTGCAGCTTCGGCATCTGCTTGAGCTTGAGCTGCTTGTGCAGCTTCGGCATCTGCTTGAGCTTGAGCTGCTTGTGCAGCTTCGGCATCTGCTTGAGCTTGGGCTGCTTGTGCAGCTTCGGCATCTGCTTGAGCTTGGGCTGCTTGTGCAGCTTCGGCATCTGCTTGAGCTTGGGCTGCTTGTGCTTGGGTCAATTCTTCAGCAGCAAGAAAAACATCGGCAGGGATGTAGCTCAAAAGCACATTTAGATCTATGGCTTTAAAATCTTTATTTTTACGCATCATATGCGCTGTCAGCTCAGGAACGATGACGATATCCCCATTTTCAAGAATAGGGAATACACGAACCGCAACCAGCTGTTTAAACCGCTGTGGTTCTTGACCCACGTATTTAAGTGCTTTTAGGTTCGGTGTGTGTATTTTCATTAGTACACCACGCTCTGTTTTGATGGTTTAGCATACATAACGGTGACCATAGCGGTACCCGTTGTAGACGTACCTGTTACCGCTGCGATCACTTTTTTCTCAGTTGATACCACTTCATGTGTGATGGTAGAAGATAATCCCCCTAAAACATTCGCATCTTTGGTCACGAATTTGTTAGCAGTGAGTTCACTCCCAACAGTGATCGTTGATGCAGCATCGCTAAACACCTCTAGTACGGTTACATTGACACTCAATACTACCCCGCCCACAGGTACGCCGCAGATTTCTACAGCTGTATCTGAAAAACGTACTTGCTTGCGGACTACGCCCACTTTATCCATTTCATATTGCAACATGATTACTCCTTACTCGCCGGTACGAGGATAACCCCATAGTCTTGGCCATGCCATACCTGCTTTTGCTCCAATGCCGTTTTACCGACAAACTTCGCTTTATCAAACGCCCATGTGCGGCTGATTGCAACACCCATTTTTTTGCCATAGTCAAACGTATCTTCGCTGTACTCAAAGCCGCTATCCATTGGACAAAGCCCCGCAGTAGCACCGAGGAAAAGGTTGAGCTCAGTAGTAAGACCTAATGCACCATCATAAGCATCGAGGCCCGTTGCATAGTGGCCATAATCACCCGAATCACTGCACATGATCCCTGCGTAGTTTTTCGTCCATGTTCCGAAATCAACAAGGATAACGTCATCGAATACACCCAACTGTCCGGTAAACAAATTATTCAATGATTTGTTATGGGTGAATTTTTGAGACTCAATCCACAATGGATCATTTTTAAGCTGCTCAGCCGAATACCCTCCGACCGCCATAACAAAAACTTTACGAACATTTGGTACACCCTCGATAGCACCTTCGCGCTTGAGCAAATATGGGCGCAAACGTGGAGCGAGAGTTCCATCTACTTTTACCCCGCGAGTCGCAACACGCTTCGCGATACGAATCGTCTCTGTTGAGAAGATATCCCCGGAAACCATCGAAGCCGTTCCATTTACTATCCCAGCTCCATTCGTCGCATGACAAGGAACGATATTAGTACATCCATGCGTAAGGCGTGCAGTTACGATTTTATCCGCTTTAGTAGCTCCCCATGTTGCGAGCTGACGCTTAGAATCGCCTTTGAAATTTTGGGCGACACTGGCATTACTGATCTGAATCTTTTTAGACTTGACAGAGTTTCCGAAGAGCTCCATATCTACTTTTTGGTGCAGGTACGAGAGGGTGTCTTCGTTGCTGTCCAAATCAGTATTACCCTCTACCCCATCACCTTCCAACATCCCGATCATAGACATCATGTGAGAGCCTGCGCTTGACTCAGTTGTGAGTTGTGTTTTAAGGATGTGCTGATCGCTAGTCCCCATCAAACTATTCCACATGCTCTCTTCAGCAGCAGCGATAGTAACCTCTTTACCATACGAAATACGGAGTTCATCCGTTGTCAAAAAATCTTCGGCACCTGCCATGGTATCCCCTTTGTTTAGTTTCTAAAACCGATTTTTTTCAAAAAATCAGTGTCAGAGAGTGCTTTCATAGCCTCTGTTTGTTTAGTAAAAAACGCTTGCGCTTTTTCCAACCTCTTTGGATCTTCCACGATTTCTTTTGCACGCATCAGCGTTTCACAATCGCGTTGGATCTCCCATTGATCATCTGTGCTATCACCTACTAACATCCCGTATCCCCCTTTTTTTGATTACCGCAATCCGATTGCTCGGTTGTAGTTTTCATCAATAGCTCCGGCATACGGGTTGCCTTTTGGTGCTGAGGATGCAGCGTCATTCATGTTTGGGGGGAGGTTAGGCTCTTCTTTTGTTGGGGCTTCGGGGGGATTTTTTTTGTTTTTTTTGCTGAAAAGCTCATACACTTTTTCCATAAACGGCACGAGATCCAAATCAATAAGATCCTCTTTTTGTCGAGCCGTCATATCATTTTTGTAGAACTCTGTGAGAGCACTCCAATCGGATTCAGGGTGGGCTTCTAAAAATACCCGTTTCCCATCTTCGATATCGATAGCTTCTTCCTCGTCCGATGCTTCTTTTTTAAGAGCATCAATTTGCGATTTGAGTTCATCGAGTTTGGTACGATAGAATCCCTCTTTTTTCTCTTCTACGAGAGCCAAGAATGGGCGAAAATCCTCATCGAGACGCATATCTCCTTCCTCTTCGGTAAGCATGGAGGGCAGCTGCTCGATAAACTCTGCGTCTAAGGCCGCATCGATATCAGAGAGCTCACCCTCTAGGATTTGGATTTTTGCTTTTTTGAGGTTGAGCGCATCGCGAGGGTTTGCTTGTGTACTCTCTTGTGGTAGTGGTGTGTTATCCTGTGGCATAGTGACTCCCGTATTAACATTTTCCAAATTGTATGGGAGTTAATTTTTATAAAATAGGGACGTGTTAGGATTTTGTGAATATATTTTGCAGTTTAGTTAGTTTTTTGTTTTCTAGTATCAATAAATTCTTGATTGCTACTTCTACAATACGGCTCTGGCATATCCCCATTTTTGATGAGCTGTCCTTGACTAATTCAATAACATCCTCCCCGATAGACCAGTTTGGGCAAGTGATGCGTTTAATCACTTTTAGTTTCACCTTTCGGTAACTTTCTCCTTTGTTTCGTCCCATATTATTCCCCTTTTAGTGGATTGTTTTGAATCCCTTTAACCATCTGCAATAGCTCCTCTGTTGACGCATTCGCGACATCCACATCGGTGATCTTGGAAAAATCTCCAAGAAACACCATATCAGGGTTCTTCCCGAAAATAATCTCCTGCACCGTTTTGATACACTCGATCACAGTGCGCTGATCAGTGATACGGGTACTGACTCCGGCTAGTTTGATCGCGCTTCGCAAGGCCACGGATGCTTCCTCTTGCAACTCAGTACGCGTCAAAACATCCCGCATCACTTCGCTGGCCACCTTCCCGGCTCGATCTTTATTCAGATGTCCCGTATGAGCATCGGCTTCCATAACCTCTCCGATCACTGCGTCCATAGCCCCGCTGCGAACCGCCTTCATCGCCGCCTCATCGATCAATCCGCCGGCGGATCTCTTCACCCCTTGATACTTGTTTTGTATCCAGCCATTTTTTTCAATCCACCCATACATAATCGAACGTGACACTTTAAATAGAGTTGCCACCTCAGGAGGCGTATCATCATGCGTCTCAAAATATATCCCAACCTTTTCGATGAACTCAGGCGCGTATGCCATCTAAAACCTCCATTTTCCGCTACTAGGCTTTTTATGCCTACTTCTTATTGTCTGTTCTTTTTTAACTGAGCCTATTCGTTTAGGGCGGCAGTGCTCCTCACCGCTGTGTGCTGCATCGATACAGTCATCACGATTGCTCTCTTTGTTGGGGTCGAACCGTAAATACTCTTTTTTCATCTGATCAATTCCGTTTGCCCCGCGCCGAAACTTGAACCGCCCCGTCTCCAACTCTATAAGCCCTACAGATATTTTCTGATTCTTTGAGATTTTGTTACTTGGGGTATAGGTGATGATATGATTTTGTATGCGATCTTTGCGCTGCTCTTTGAGCACGGCATTACGGCGTAGGATCTCTTTGTTGAGCTGCTGTCTAATGAGCAACCCTCCGCCGCTTGATTCGAGTAGCACCACAGCACTGGGATAGCGCATCATTGCCATGATGATATAATCAACGAACTCATCAAGCCCCCATATCCCAAACCAACAATCCATCATCACCTTTAGCTCTATCTCGCTGCTGTCGATGCTGTACCCTATGACATCAATAGCGCGATTGTCCGCTGTTTGCTTTGTAGACATTGCAGGATCTATCTTGATATAGAGATTTTGCTCAGGGATATCAAACTCCCCAATCTCACTAAACCATGACTCTTGCACATACCCTGACTCATTAGGTTCAGGATCTTGCTGATACTGTGTATTGAACTTCGTTTCCCCCATGGCTCTACGCATTTTATGTAGCTGTTCAAGATTTTCATGTGCTTCAAACAGAGGCTCCATGGCAGGGCGCACATACTTAAACTTACCAAAATTATAATACGTCGTTGTAGGCTCCAACGCTTTGAGGGTGAAAAACTCCCAGTCATCCCCTTCTTCGGAATCTCGGATTTTTGCAACCTGATCATTAACATCCAACCGCTGCATAATCAGCCCGATAAACCCATGCTCTTTATCTCGGATACGTGTCAAAATCGTCCCCGTATAAAAATCATAGGCTTCATCGTGCTTTGCCTTACTCGATGCGTCGATAGCCTTGAGTGGATCATCCATCATGATCCCATCATAGTGAGTCCCTGTCATTGCACCTCCGGTAGACGTAGCATACATGCCGCCCTCTAGCGTAGTTTGCCAGTCATCATTTTTATTTTTGACTTTGGAGAGTTTAGTATCTGAGAAAAGCCCCATGTAGGGTTTGCTCTCTACGATACTGCGAGTTTGGATACTGACCATAGTGGATAGGTCACCGCCATATGTTGTATAGGCATACTTCTTGCGAGGGTTCTGCCCTAATGCCCATGAGAATCCTTGTCGTACTGTTTCCTCTGTCTTTCCGGTAGAGGGTGCGATTTGTATCGAGAACCGATTTAGCTCTCCGGCAAACGCCGCCATCATGATCTCAGAGATAAAACCTTGATGCCAGTTTATTTTCAGAGGCCGCTGATAGTGGAACTCAAAGACATAGCGCATATAATATTCAAGATTACGACGTGCGAGTTCCTGCTTTATAAGTACCTGTTTGATAATGTCATGCTGACTCATGCTGACAAACTTTTCTCTTGAGAGGTAGACGTATTGTTTTGCGGTTGGCGATTTTTCTTCTTCCAATCCAGCGCATTCGCATTCACCTGTTCCCGATTATTTTTCTGCCACTGACTCATGTACTTTTTCGCAGCCTCTCTCTCTTCTGGGGTTCTATTCTCCCGTCTGATCCGTGCTGCTTTGAGCATCTTCTCTTTGTTATTTTTATAGTATTCATTGCAGTATTTTCTCTGCTTTTTCTTGCGCTCCTCGCTCATGGGTTTTAATTCCCCATTTTTCTTATCCTTTACTCGACGCTCCCTAGCGAGTTTATTACGATGCTCTTGACGCTCTTTTTTGTTCATCCCCTGTAGAGAGGTTTTAGGAATAGCATTCGCTCTGCGTGTGATCTCTTTTTGTACGGGGAGGGCTTTGGTTTTTTTTGGTATTGGTTTCTCTATCGTTTTGCTAGGGACAGGGATACGATCCATCAGATTAACTTTGAGAGGAGCTGATGCCCTCGGATCTTCATGATTTGATAGCGTTGGAACTACATTGCGAAAACTCTCTTTTTTACGGGCCACGAATGGGATATGTTCTTCTTCATCTTTGATCCCGACCCCATCCTTCCAATCCTTTTCAGACATAGGATTGCCCATTCCTTTCGATGCCAATACATCGAGATAGTTTTTATATCCTTCGTGCATTATGCCACCTCCCCAAGGTTTCGTTCTACTTTATGCTTTAGAGCGCGTAACCGCCCGTTTACTTTAATCCCCATCTCTGAGGCCAACAGTTCCGTGAGATACCCTCCGAACACTGCCCCCGCTGTTTTATTCACCTCGTCCCCATCGTTACCCTCAGCGGCATATGCATCGATCTGCTCTTTGCGTATCCGTGCGTGCTTATGCAGCACTTCGGGTAAAAACTCATAGAGAGCAACAACGGTCGATATCGCATCGATTTTGAGTGAGTGCTTTGCATACCGTTCCAGTGCAGAATTCCAAATCGTATTCGCGATCTTCATCGTCTCTAAAAACTGCTCATGCCGTTTTTTATCGGTCACGCGCGGGGTCATTATCCGACCCCCAAACTTCCCGCGCACCATCACCAGTTCAACCCCTGAGCGTTTATCGGTAAATTTGGTACACGCATCGATGAGAGTTCGGATAGAGGGAGTGATCTCATCTTCTTGATACTCCGTGAGTAGAGTTCCGATAAACCCTGTGAGGATGATTGCTCTTCGTACTTCGGTCATGATTGATCCTTAATAAAAATATCTTTCCCAAAAACAAACCCACTCCCGCCACACACTGGACATCCACCACCTTGACATGATGGACAATGTAGGGCTTGAAAGCCTTTAGATTTTAGTTCTTTAAGTACCGATGTAAGCATCGCCTTATCATTTTTTAAATCAACGATCACTCTGCCTAATCCCTTGTTCGCTTCATCGGTAATAAACCTATCTCTTTCAATTTGTTCAATGTAGGTTTTTAATACAACTGCCTCATTCTTAAAATAATCATCATCTCCAATAGATTCTAATATCTCTTGTATTTGCTGTGTCATGATTGCACCTCACTGATCTTATGCACATAAACCATATCATCATCCGTAAAATAGGGTTCATACTCCAGCCACATTTCAAGCAGTCCTACAAACCCGAACTGTTCAGGGGTATAAAACCCATTATCAAACAAAGAACAAAAAGCCGGCATAGTGAGTGCAATTTCAAACACTGCTTCAAACCGCTCATCATTGATAGTAAATTCACCCGACTTATCCCGCTTTCGTGCTGTTCGTATTTTAGTACGATCTAAGATTTTTTGATGGTGATGGGGGGAAAATGATAGAGCCTCTTCCCCTAAGTATACTTTGCGGAGAAAAGCATCGCGCTCTTCATCGAATTTTTCAGAGGCGTTATCATTTCCATACGGGCATGGAGTTTGAAATGATTGTGGAGGCAGTGGAATACCATCGAGATATTTAAACTCTCCCTCTTCACATTTACTTAGGAGCATCATCGAGATCCCGACAAGATCAGCGGCATCGCGTCGGTTATTCATCCCACGATCTTTGAACTTTTCTACATGATCTTCAAGCATTTCTAAAAGATGCTCTTTGCTGCAAGTTTCCCAACAGCATCTACCCTTATCAATCACTGCCTCTCTGAATTTTGCTTTTACGATATGAGCAGCTGTATCAATTACCACTTCATCTTTGAGTAGTTCTTTGTAAATATTGATTTTGTTTATTTGTTGGTTTGGAAATTCCATCACTTTCCCCCTCTTAAAAATACCCAAAATATTCGGTGGATTCTCCCCATACTTTCGGAACTTACACAGTGCGTAATCGATCAACCCGATCACCAATAACCCAAGCCCTATGACTACGGCTATAATCTTCATATAGTCCATCGATTCCATTGTTATCTCCTAATTATTGGGGTGATATTCCCCATGTCCGGTTGTGTTTCCTGCTGCATCTTGTTGCTCTACAGGTATCCCGCCATCCCCTTTGCTATCCAGCATCTGCATACTCTCAACGATCATGGAGTGCTTAGAGCGCTTTTGCCCACTTGTCTTATCAACCCATTGCTCAAAGTTCAATCGTCCCTCTACGAGGATTTTAGAACCCTTGCGAAGGTATTGATTGGCAACCTCACCGCTACGCCCAAAAAAGGTGATATCAACAAAACATGTCTCTTCTTTTTTCTCACCGTTTACCGTAAACTTACGGCTTATAGCAATCGCAGTGTTTGCAATCGCAGAACCATTTTGAGAATATCTAAGTTCAATATCGCGGGTTAGGTTCCCGACTAAGATCACTTTATTGAACAT